CTCGCTCAAGACCTGCGTGCTACAGCATCGAGTTAACGAAAACACCATTCTGTTGAAGGTATAAATAAATGACAAGCTACGATTTCACGATTATCGATGGACATCGAGTCCGAGTCCCTGACTACCGTAAGAACAAGAACGGTGACCGAGATGGACTAGAACCTTGCTACGGTTATTACAAGAACGTAATGACACCCTGGGGAGCTATCGAAAAGTGCTATGTTGTAACTCTACCCAGCCTCGGTGGTGGTAAAGAGTCTTACGCCAGTGTGTATAAGCCAGAATCAAACCCAGGTGTTCGGTTCTCGGTATTTCAAATTAACGATTGACTTTACCCAGAAGTAGGGTATAATTACTTATGGATCTGTGGTCTAATGGATAAGGCATCAGCCTTCATTTTATAAATAGATATAAGCGACTGTAGCTCAGCTGGAAAGAGCGTCGTTTTTCTAAATCGGGGGTCGGGGGTTCGAGTCCCTCCAGTCGCGCCATTATCTAGGAAATAAGAATGAAAAGTCTCTATTGTAAACATTGCGGATTGTTGTTTGAAGAGTTAAATAGAAGCGAGCGGGCAAATCACTCTAGATGGTGTGATAAAAATCCGAAACGAGAACAATACAGAAAAAATACTGCTCTTATGAGAGCAGGTATAAACGAGGAATCAAAAAAGAAACAAGCTTTGGGCATTTCAAAAGCGCATGCCGAAGGCAAATATGATCACGTTAATAGGTCAACATTTTTTGGTGGTAAAATGCACACCGAAGAAACGAAAAAACTGATTAGCGAAAAAGCTCGAGCTTCTAAACATAGAAGACTTCGTAGAAAAATGATAGAGTATAAAGGAATCATGCTTGACTCGAGTTGGGAATTATCCCTAGCAAAAAGATTAGACGAGCAAAATATAAGATGGATAAGACCTGAACCAATCGAATGGTTTGATGAAGAAGGAAAACAACACCACTATTTTCCTGATTTTTATCTGCCGGATTACGATTTGTTCCTGGATCCTAAAAACGATTACGCCTACAAAGTTCAAGAAAAAAAGATTGAACATCTGAAAAAAGTCTTGACTAATCTTGTAATCCTTAGTAATATTGAGGATATAAAACGATTTATACCAACTTTTCGGAGATGACAATGTTTTTGATTTTGCTGATTGTTTTTGCTATCGTTTTTTTGTATTTCTTCGCTAAGTCTTTTGCTGCAGCTGTTATAGCTGTAACGATTAAGCAAAATGAAGACTACGAAAACTTCATCGAAGGTTTGAAACATCACGTTTACGCGATATTGATCGTAGCAGCTGCGAGTTATTTTGTGTTTGGCTTAGCTGCGTCATTCGGTCTTTTTTTCCTCGGTTCAGTTTTGTTCTTTTTCGGTTCGTTGAATTTAGAAGATACGAAAAGCTATTACGAAGAACTGCGGAAGGCACTTTTGATTGAGGACCTGTAGCTCAATGGTTAGAGCGGACCGCTCATAACGGTTTGGTTGTGGGTTCAAGTCCTACCAGGTCCAAAAGTTTGTGGTAAGTAAAGTCTACTGTATGGCTACGCAAGTCTCGAGAACAGTAGAGCGGACTGATCATCCGTAAAAGGAGAATGGGAACCATCGGTTCTGTGGATCGCATGGAGATACCTCACCTGCCACAATTGATTTTTAGTTTGGTCCCATAGTTTAACGGTAGAACGCCAGCCTTATACACTGGGTATGCTCTGGATTGGAGCGCGGTCTCGGTTCGATTCCGGGTGGGACTACCATTCTTATCATGAAAGGAGAAAATGATGGAATTTTTTACAGTGCTTCTTATAACATTCATGCTGGGAGGCAGCCCCATGAACATCAGCTTGACATCGAATTCTGTCGAGGCATGTCTTGAAGATATGCGAACCGTCGAAGTTATTGTATCAGTTTTGAATGGTACAGATTTAGATATGAGCTGCGTCACACGACGCCAATGATTGAAAAAGGAGACAGATCGTAATGGCTAAGTTTCTAGTTGAAGCTTTGTCTCAGTATCGCGTGGTGTATGTGGTTGATACTGAAAAAAAAGAATGGGCGGAAGACAGTGTCCATATGCAAGAGGCTGATGAGTTTGGTCAGATGCATCTAGGTGAAATGGTTGTTTCTTCTCGCGAAATCGATGACGACGAAGCTATCCGCGTTCATGACGAACTGAACGATTATCTTGTTGACTGGACTCGCGAGCAGAAACTGGCTCGCGTTCATGTGACCGGAGATTCAAATGAAAATTAACATCGGACCGTATAGAGACTGGATTGGTCCGTATCAGATCGTTCAGAAGATCTTCTTTTGGAAGGATCCTCACTCAGATTTCGTTTTGAAGCTGAGCGAGAAACTTAACGATGTCAAATGGTTTCGTAAATTCTGCGAGTGGATTTACGAGAAACGGCAGCGTAAGATCTGCGTTCATATTCACGGTTACGACGTATGGAACATGGATAACACTCTTGCGTTGATCGTGGTTCCTATGCTTGAGAAGCTGCAGGAAAGCAAACAGGGTTATCCTTATGTGGATGACGACGATGTTCCCGACAACATCAAGTCGACCTCCGCTCCTGAATTGTCTGAAGAACAGAAGAATTGCGGTCATACGGACGCTCACGCAGAGGCTCGTTGGGCTTGGGTTCTCAGTGAAATGACCTGGGCTTTTAGGCAGCATGCCAGAGAGGATTGGCAAGAATCTTATTATTCTGGCATGAGTGATTTTAAAATCATTGATGACAAGCTGGTCAATGGTCCGAACGATACATTTAAAATCGACCATAAGGGTCTTGAAAAACATAAAGAGCGTATGAGAAACGGTCTGCGTCTGTTTGCCAAGTATTATGAATCTCTATGGGATTGAAAATGATTGAGCTAGAATTAACAGATAAAGAAATCCCAGCCAAGTGTCTAACATTCTCTTCAGACGTAAGAAAACTTTGTAATGAAAATAACATGGAATACATCGACGCTGTTGTTCATTGGTGTGACATCAACAACGTCGAAGTTGAGTTTGCTGCAACTCTAATCAAGAAGGATCCTATGATGAAGTCTATGATTCAGATTGAAGCAGAAAACCTCAACATCCTTAAGAAGACAGCAAAGCTGCCGATCTGAATATGTCTCCGTCAGAAGTTTATCAAGACTACATGGCTCTACGTAGGCATTTCAACAGCTCCTCTTATGATTATTTCAAATACTACGGTAAGGTTAGAGGAGATGCTGAAAATTCTTTCAGTAAGCGCAAAGATAAATTCTTTTTCGAGAAGGTTGCCAAGCATAGAGACCCGCATGGTTTCATGCTTGCTAATTTTGTCAAGTATCCAAAGACTTGGATACGCGACATAGCATATTCCGATGGGGCAGAAAAAACTTATCAGGATTGGTTAAAACGAAAAGAGAGTTTGACTTGTCTGTTACAAAAAGATTTGAGCAAACTGCAGTTTCCTTTTGATCGTAATTTTGCTATCGAAGATCGCCAGTTAAGTCATCTTTTGGTTTTGTATCTTGGTGGTGAAATCAATATCGAAACAGCCTGTATCCTAACGGATCTTGTAGGATGTTACAGGTATTGGAACAAACAGCTAAAAGAAGATGTCATCTGGCAAGAGATCGGTCAGCTGATCAAGAAATACACGCCATTCGTAAATTACGATAAAGAAAAGGTCAACAAAATAGTGCTTGACTTTTTCGCCGAAAGGGCGTAGTATAAATAGTGTTGGAGGAAACTCCTACACAAGACATACGATTATACAAATACACAAAACATACGGAGAATACATATGGATTTTGCAAAACTCAAGGCGCAGCGTGGCGGTCAGTCTCTCGAGAAGCTGACAGCAGAACTGGCAAAGCTGAATCAACAAAACGATGGCGGTAAGGACACTCGCTTCTGGTATCCTAACGTCGATAAGGCTGGTAACGGTTATGCCGTTATTCGTTTCCTTCCCGCTCCTGGCGAGGAAGAAGTTCCGTTCATTCGGATGTTCGAGCATGGCTTCAAGGGTCCGACCGGAAGCTGGTATATCGAAAACTGCCTGACAACTATCGGTAAGACCGACCCTGTTGCAGAGATGAACAGCGTTCTTTGGAATATGTCCAGCGATGATGAGTCCGCTAGTCGTAAACAGGCTCGTGCTCAGAAGCGTAAGATGAATTATATTGCCAATGTCTACATCATTCAGGATCAGGCTAATCCTGAAAATAACGGTAAGGTTTTCCTGTTCAAGTTTGGTAAGAAGATCTACGACAAGCTTAACGATGCTATGAATCCACAGTATGCGGATGAGAAGCCGATGAACCCGTTCGATCTTTGGACTGGTGCAAACTTCAAGCTGAAGATTCGTAACGTTGATGGTTATCGCAACTACGATAAGTCGGAATTCTCTTCGGCAGAACCGCTCTTTGATGATGACAATAAGATGGAGTCAATCTGGAAGCAAGAACACTCGCTGCAGGCTTTCCTTGCTCCTTCTAACTTCAAGACCTATGAGGAACTGAAGGCGAAGCTGAATAAGGTTCTGGGTCTGAATGATAACGGGAGCGTAGCTCCTTCGGCTGCTCGTGCGGCAGCGGCAGCTCGTAAGCCTGCTGAAGACGAGGATGATCTGCCTTGGCAGGCTCCTAAGCAGGAGCGCACAGCAGCTGCTCCTTCAACATCCGATGATGACG